AATCAAATTCATATTTTTTTGTTGTATTTAAAGTTGCAGTTACTGACTTTTTAATTTTTACTGTGGTAATATTAGAAAGAATTGAAACATCTGTTGCATCAATTAATCTAGAAAGTTTTGAGAATCTAAAAATCTTATCGAACTTTGATAAATCAGATGTATTGTAATCTGTAATTGTTGTTAAAACATTTGTTTGTAAATCACTTGCAGTTTTTGTTGTTGCATTTGAACTATATTTAAAATTAACATTTAATACTATCTTAATAGTTTCTGGGTCTACAATTGTTGGTCGAACAGATGCAACATTATATTTGTTAAGTGCATTTTCTACTACAAGTTTTTGAGCTTGTGTTAAATTAATACCTGAAGTTGTTTTAATTGAAATATACACTTGACCAAATCTTGGTGGGTTATTATCTTCACCACCCCAAACTTGAACTGAATTTGTATCTGCAAAAACTTGTGGTATAATAACTTTGTAATCATCAGTTGTTACCGCACGACCTTGTGATGCAAAATCTAATGGTGCATTATATTTTATTGAAGAAATAGATTCTGGTTCTGCACCACCAGCTGCACTTACAACTGTTGCAATTGTTAAATTAGTTTCACCACCAACTGATGTTCCAGAAAATGATGATGCACTATTTGCTTTACCTTTGTTTGTTACAATGTATTCTAAAATAACAATGTTACCATCTGATACATCTTTACCAACAACATTATCACCAAAGTAAACTTCAAACTTACCATCTTCTACTTCTTGTAAAAAATAAACATTTGATGTGTCAGTTAATTGTGTGATGTCTGTTGCAAGTGTAAATGTTGTAGTTGTTAAATCAGATACAGAATTTTGAACAGAAACTTTTAATGTTGTTGTGTCTGCACGATTATCTGTAAGTAAATATCTTTTCTCTAAATTACTTTTATCAACTGTATATTTTACTGTTGAAAGTGTTCCTTCATAAACTGGAGTGTTTATAAATCTTAAAACTCCATTCTCTCTGTTTGCAGTTAGTGCTTCGTTTACAACAAAATTATAATTCACATCATCTATCTGTGTTGTAAATGATGTTCCTTTTGCCATAGTGACTGATGTTGGTACAGGATTATTAATTGTAATGTCAAGATAAGCAACTGGTGCTCTTGCAGAACGAGGTGTGTAACCTAAAGTCTTTGCATGAGATACAACTGATGAACGAACTGTTGCAGTATCAAGATATGCTTCATTCAAAGCCATGTTTGCGTTCATACCAAGATAGTGTGTATTGTATGCAAGTAAATCTATGAGAACAGAAAGACCTGAACCCTCAAAATCGTAATCAGAAAACTCTGTCTGATTTTTCATAAATGTTTTTAAGTTTGATTTGATATCGTCAAAATCTAATTCTGTAACTTGAAGTTTTTTTGGAGTTGCCATATTATCTTAATCTCTCTAAAAATATACTTGTTGTCTGTAAGTCTGATGATACATTCTGTAAATAAAATTCTATAACAACTTCATATGCGTTGCTGTCAATGTTTCCTATACAAATAACATTTGATAATTCTACTCTAGGTTCAAAGTTTTTTATAACATCTTCAACATATCGACCTAGAAGATTTGCTGTGGGTTCAGAAACTGGTTCAAATAATGCTCTACGAACATCTGAACCTATTTCTGGATGAAAAGGTTTCTCATAAAAGTTAGTATTAACTAGATTTCTTACACTTCTCTTGACAGCTTCAACATCAGTTAATGTTGCAATATCTTTTGTTACTGGATGTTTTGCAAAACTTAAATTGATATCTTTGTATGTTCTTGAACTTCTACCAGAATCACTTGTAGCAGATGCGTCATAAAATGCAGATGGATTAATACTCATTTATTTCTCCTGTGTATTCTATTTATAACGAAAACACTCATGCAAGTACATCTAATGCCCAACCATATTGAGATGTTCTAGAACCATTAGGGCCCCAATGTCTTTCACCACCAATATCTACATGAAAGAACTCTCCACCGTCTTTTGATGGAAAATAACACCCAACACCTTTAATACCTTTATCTTTTAATATTTTTAAGAATCTTGCTCTATCTTCTACACTAGAATTACTAAATCTAATATCTGTTGCAATGCCTTCTTGATGAACACTTTTCTTTGCACCACCAACTTTTTTATTATATTCTGGTGATCTAAATGCACTTGTAATTGTTAAAGGACTACCCCATTCTTTAGATACTTCTTCTAATATAGTTTTTAGTCTAGGGTCTATTCTTGAATCCGTGTGTGAAAGAAAGTTTAAATAGATACTACCTTTTGCTTCAGGGAATAAGTTACCATCAAACTTTACATTTGCAGTTGGTGTATCTATACTACCTGTTTCTTGTGTTACTGGTGATTTACCACCAAGGCCTCCATCACCATATTCTAAACCTTCATTTGTATCAACATCAATTCCTAGATTACCGTCAAATGTTCTACCATTAAGAATACCAGTTGCATGAGTTGAACTAATATTTAATGTTGGTACATCATATGCAGTCTTTACTGCCTCAACTGAATCTGCAACTTGTTCTAATAACAAAACACTTGAACCACTATTTGCAATTACATCTCCTGAAGCACTACCAGCTGCATTGGGAACCCATGAACCATGACCACCTGTAGCATCTCCTAATCTATGAACACCAATACCATTTACAATAACATCTCCTGAACCAACTACTGCTGGATCACCACAACTAGTTTTATCACCAATTCTAACAGCTGATGCACCGTTTACAAAAACATTTCCAGAACCTTCTGCATATGATGTTGAGTGAAATGGATTTGGTGTAGGTGATGCGTGTCCTACATGAGAGTCTGTTCCTTTTCTTACTATTCCTGGCATATATTATTCCTAATTTAAAAATACATTACCATCTGCATCAACATCAACATCTTTTGAAACATCAATATCAAGTGTACCAGTAATATTTGTTTGTTGATCTTCAAGGTATGTTTCAGTAACTTTCTTTGTTACTGTTTCTGTTTTTGTTCCTAGAATATTAATATCAACATCACCATCAACTTTAATATTCCAGTTTTGTTTGATGTAAGTATTACAACTTCCATCTATTGTTAGATTGACTGTTCCTTTTACATAAGCATAATCAGAACCTGCAACGATACAATAATTATCACCAACAACTTTAGTAACTTTATTACCACCACCATCAATCTCATAGAATGTTCCTGATGTGTGTTGTTCGTTTATTCTTTCGTTGTTTGGTGTATCATCAAATTCTTTTATGTGTCCTGATTCAGATTCAAAGACATGATTGTATGGATATTCAGGTTGGAATGGTGGAGCAGGTTGAGCCCAAGGTGTACCAGATGCAGTATCAATCTCTGTATAGTTTGCTTGGTCTTTGAGTTTCTCTTGATACTTTACATGATTCGTATCACCTCTTGCAAGTCTATTGACATCACTTTCGTCTAGTAAATCTTCTTTAGGATATTTACCATTGGGATCGTTGAAACCTTTAGATGTGTCTGCAACATTTCTAGGTATGCCTGGAATACTTCCCATGATAATACTTTCCTGCATAGTATCTGCATCACGAAAAAATCCAACAACCCAAGTGCCTTCAACTAGTAGTGGTGTTGTTGTTCCTATACCACCAACAGCACTTGTTGATACTGGAAACATTGGTAAACTCCACGGCAAATCTTCCGTGGGTAATTTAGTTTTATCTTCTGTGTGATAGCCGTATATTCTTACTTTTAAACGACCAAGTTTTTCTGGGTCTTTTCTATCTTCAACTACACCGATAAACCAATAGAATCCATCACGACCTAAAAAATGATTTTCCATAAAAAAATTCCTCTTTACAAGTATTTATAAAGAGGAATCAGAGGGAGTTAAAATGAATAACTTTGTTTTAATAACAAACTAATTGATATTTTGGAATACCTTGTCCGTTATAAACTGGTGAACTCCAACACTTTGTGAACTTACCTCGTTCAATAGCTGTGTCAGTATGAATGTGAGAATTCTTGAATCGTACTGTTGAATCAATTGTTCTCTTTAAAATGTTCTTACCAACATTGGTTAGAATTGAATCTGTGAATCTGTCAAAACCACTTTCAAATTCAAATGCGTTAGTATTAAAACTAACTGTTAATAATATAATTGTAAATAACTTTCTCATAATTTATTCTCCTTGTTTAGCTAGACAAAACTCATTCCAGATTTGTTCTAAATCTGAATCTACATACCCACTATCTTTAAATGCTCTTGCAACTTTATCTTTCAACTCTTGTAAAGTTTCACAGTCAGGTAATACATAATCAATATACTCGTCTGGTGTAATCATAAATTTTCTCTCTATTTTGTTAATCATTAAGTATATTATATGACAAATATGACTTGTTGTCAATACAAAATACCAAAAAAGATTCTTTTAAAATCAAGGACTTACAAGATAGACAATATGTATGCAAGAATTATATACGGTAATGCGAAGAAAAAGCCTATCATTAGTAAGACATTGAATAGAAAATAGAAAGAAATTATACCATCAATCTTTTTATATTTAAGTCTTTTTTTCATAATAGTTATTTATCTTTTTTGGGGTGCATATGTAAAATTACCTGCAATTGTTATTCTAGTAACATCAGATTTAAATGGCATAACTGTGTGTATCAAAGTAGATGGAAAAATAAACATTGTACCTGACTTTGGTAAAAAACTTTTACGGTGACAAAACTCATCAGGATAATTAGTACCAAATGAAAACTCTATTACACCAGGCCCGTCAGATGTACCCACATATTCTTTATTCTCTTTAAATATTTCTTCAGGAACTTCTGCAAATATAATATATGAAAACTGACAGGGGCCGTGAAGGTGTGGAGGATTGTAATCACCAGACTTCATAAAATTTATCCAACAACTGGTTTGTAACATTTCCCAAGATGGAATTTGTTTTTTTAAGTCGTGATATGGAAAATTTTTATCTTCTGCAAAATGTTCAAACAAATTACTAGCATATTTATTTTTATAGTCTTGAAATATTGGTTGAAGTTGTCCATCAATCCATTCCCTAAATTTAGGTGAATAATGAAATTGATTTTGTAAATGACCAGCCAAATCTTCATTTGCATTTTGTTTCATTTGTTTCCCAATATAAATAAGGGTTGTCAATAAATCTTTTTCGATTTTATACTCTAATAATAATGGGCCGAAGTGATGTCTTTTACTTTGCATAATCTACAATACCAGTTGCATAATTCTCTGCACAATCTTCTGCATATCGTAATGAGTGTTCTGATACATCTACACTAGAAAGAACTACATTATCTTTATCTCGAATCTCAACATGAAAACCTTTATTTCTTAAGTAACCAGTTTCTTCTTTTACGATAACTGCAACTCTACCTGAATCATCATCATAATAATATTCACTTATCTCTTTCATAATATATTCTCCTGTAATTTAATATTAAAAGTAAAACTAATTCTTTCACCAGCACTCATGTTTCTTGTTACCATGTGGTCTAGATATCCAGGCCACAATATCATTCTTCCAACTACTGGTGGATACGATACTTCACTATCAATTTTATCTGTAAGAAATGTCAATTTGTGATATAAAACATTAGGTGATGGATTTCTAAAAAAAATTTTACCAGAATTTGGTACTGCGTTTACATAAAACACTCCTGAAATATCTATATCAGAGTGCATATGATATTCTTGAAGCATATGTTTAGTTGAATAATTAATCCAAGATGAATTAAACTTTATATCAAAACAATTATCAGGTCGAATATGCAAATCTTTGATAAGATATTCATTTACATTTTTACAAATATATTTTGATAACAATGGACAAATATTTAAAACATCACACCCCTCATCTTTAAAAGTAGATGTCATATTACCATACCAAGTCAATTTTGATTTATGTCTTTCAGTTTCTGCAACAGTTTTAGCTTCTTTAAGAACATTCTCTGGACAATTATCTATAACCTTTATAGGTACTCCAAATACTTTATGCACTAATATTCCATTTCCCAATAGTTAAATAAATTTTCAAATGCAATCTTGTACATTGAATACTCGTTGTTTACTAGCAAATCATTATGGTAATAATCTAGTAATTCTTTTCTCTGATCTTCATTCAAGTCATCAGTATCTTCTACACCGTAGAACTCTTGAATCACATAATTGAGTTGTTCACCCATATGGTTCTCAAGTAATTCTTCGTACTTGTGTATTCTAGGCCATTCAAATTTTTTAACAGTCATGTTCTATCCTTTCTTTCCTTTAATGGTTTCAATATAATTATCACCTTCAAAAATGTTTGCATGATATCCTGTTTTCTTTACACACTCTCTTGCATCTTCTAGTGTCTTGAAAGTAACATCATGAAAACAATCCGTTTCAAAAAAATAAACTCTAAACATATCTTCTAGCCCCAACCACCAATACCTAACATATCTCGCACGACTTTATGATACATACTATGTTCTAGTGCATGAACTTGTTCTTCAACTTCTTTGTAAGTATATCGTACTTGATTCGTATGATGTGCATTGTGATTACCTATCGTGTTAATAATCCACAAAGGTTCTTGTGCAATGATCTGACCTTCGTCAACTTTCTCATTCACATAATGAATGGTAACTCCCATTACTTTACAACCATAATCGTAAGCTCTACGAATTGCATCTGTACCTTTAAACGCAGGTAGTAAACTTGGGTGTATGTTAATAATTCTTTTGGGATACTTCTTTACAAACTCTTTTGATAACACTCGCATGAAACCTGCAAGAACCAAAAACTCAACCTCTTGCATAAATGTTTCGTCAAGTAATCTTTCTAACTCTTTAATCTTGGGTTCAACAAATGTATGAATATTTTTCTTGTGTGCAAAATCTAATCCCTTTGCATCAGGGTTATTACTTCCTACCCACGCAATTGGAACTAACGCATCAACTAAAGCTTTTAAATTACTTCCAGTACCAGAAATTAATACACCAACTTTTTTCTCTACCATCTTCTCTCTTTCACATCTCTTGGACAACCACCTTTACCAGGCGTGTTCAAGATCATACCATTCTCACACTCGTACGAACACATATAGATTTGTTCTTGTTCATTGATGGGTACATAACTTGTAAACATACACCACATCTTATCTTTACCTAAATCAGGTAAATCGTATTCAGACCAGTCAATGTCACTAGTGACATCACTCGCAAATAATAATAGAATTAATAAAAATAATTTTTTCATAATAACGGATAGATACACACATAGAAAAAAACTACATGAAGTATCACAGATAGTAAAATGGGTTTTAAAAGTGTTTTATGATTCTTTAAAAAATCAATCATCAAATCTATCTCCTCTAGTTAATTGATTCATTTTCTCAACTAATATATTGGTAGACAAACACAAATTAGAAATGGTTTCAATTTGTTTTGATAACGAATCTTCGATAGACAGAATGGAAGTTTCCAACTCTGTCATTCTTCTCTTGTGATAGTCGAACTGTTTCTCAAGTAAATCTAATTGAGATTTCAATTCTTCTATCACTTTTTGTTCATGGTAATCAAACATACTAATTACTTATCGTCCTAGAATAGTTGTGTGGTAATCTTGCACCACAACCAACAACTGGACAAGTATCATATGATCTACTGTCATAGTCAGGTATCTCTTTCTCACGATAGATACCGTTATCCATCTCTACGATAATATCTCTGATATGTTTGATTTGTGTATTGATGTCGAACTGTGAATCGGTACTAATGTTCCATTGTTTTTGCATAATCTCAATCGCTCTCAATACAACAGAATCGTGAACACCATGCATTGGAAAACAAACCCCATTTGCACCAAAGTGATGTAGAAACTCGTCAACGAACTCAAATTTAGAAACGAAATGCGGCTGACTCCAACTAGGTTGTAAGTTACCCATTCTCTCGTCATGTAATGTTTTACTTAATGATTTCATAATTTCCCTCTAATAATAATGTAAATTAAAACAAAAAAACTAACTGTATAAAGAATGTCTAGAACTATCATCTTGGTAACGGATAGACTGCAAATGTTTTTGCATCATTCTTTAAACAATAAAGTTTCATTGCGTCATGTCTTGGGCCTCTGAATCTAAAACGATACTTAACACCAGTAATTGTTGAAGCCTTTGCACAACACTCTTTAACGAAATCTAGATACTGCATTGGAACATTCTTCCAAACAGATCGTTCGTTCTCTGGTGATACAAATGGGGTTAAATCAGTTTTAATCATAATGTTTCCTCTCTCAAAAATGGTTAATAAAATTACTTAAAAAATTGTCCTCTTGATGGTAAAGTAGATGTGCCTCTGTTCATATGTTGTCTACGACCTTGATTGTAAGCACTATACTTAAAAAGAGTAAAAGTCTTTTCTGACTTTTTAGGTTCTCTATATCCACCAACTGTAAGTTTAACTGGTTTATCTTGACCTTCAATTTTGATATATTTAACTTCTAATTTCATTTTGTTGTCTCCGTGTGTTTTGTTAATCATTATAGCTAGTATAACAAAACTACGAAAAAAAGCAAGACTTTGAACCAAAAAAGATTTCTTTAAAATCAAGGACTTACATAATTACTAGTAAATTAAATATTGTTTAAAATCAACCACTTACAGATAAGACTTTTTCATAGATAGATTGAGATAATGCAGATAAACAATGAGGTGCAACCATACGACCAATGCGTTCAGCTCGTTGATTAAATGTACCTTGCAGACGAAAATCATCTGGCAAACCTTGAACTCGCATCAATTCTTTGATTGTTAACTTTCGATCTAATTCATAATGAATCACACCAGAGAGACCTTTCTGTTGACCTTGTTGTGTGATAGTCGGAGATGGTAAATCGGGACACGGTCGAATTAAATTAAAAAGGCTTTTATTGGGATGATAATCAGAACCCTTCACAACTTTCTTTGGATTCTTGGGTAGTAGAGGAACCCATTTCTTCAGAAATCCATTTTCAATCGCATCATACAATTCTTGTTCTTCACTCGCATCATTTTCGATATCATGTATTGCGTCTTTTAATGATACTCGTTTCGTAACAGTTGCATTGGGATAGATTGATTCGATTGTCATAAAATTCAAATCAGTCTTACTTAAAACATCATTACGAATCGCAACAAAGAAACAGCGTTCTCTCGCTTGAGGAACTCCGAAATCAGCTGCGTTTAATACTTTACCAACTGCACAGTAACCAATGTTCTCAAATGCATTAATAATTTTGTTAAAGTATTTTCTACTTTCACCAATCGTAATGCCTTTGACATTCTCACCTATGATGACTTTGGGTTGTATGTCATTTGCAACTCGAATAAACTCAAAGAATAAATCTTCAATGTTTGTCTGTTTCTTATCATCAGAGTACTTCTTTTCTTTATTCCAACCTTTAGAAATAGTACCTGCAATTGAGAACGCACTACAGGGTGGACTTCCATCTAGAATGTCTAATTCACCAACTTGTAAATTAGTCGTGTCAAGAAAATGTTTACCAGTTAATTCACGAATGTCATTTGGTAGTATAGGAGTATCAGGATAGTTACTTGCATAAGTTTCTCTTGCACTTTCAACAAACTCATTGACACACAGAATATTACCACCAGACAGTTTATAGCCAGTAGAAGAACCACCGCCACCTGCAAATGTAGAGATAACAGTAAACTTGTTTTGATTAGATGCAGTAATTACATCTTTGAGTGTATACGAATTATATTTTGTCATAGTGTTAGTTATTATACAGTAAGTTTTCGTTTTTGTCAATCTTGATACTCATAAAGAAAAGTCTCCAGTTTTGACAGGGGGTTACTTTATATGCATTACACATAGAATGAATATTGCAAGACATAAAAAGAATATTGCGTTTAACATATTACCTGTGAATGATGCAACGATTGATAATACGAATGTTGCACATAAAAGTCCAAGTCCAAAAGATTGCATATATTTTTTCATAGTAGTGTTTCCTTTCTTTGTAGTTGTGTTATAGTTGTGTTAGAAATAGAAGTATCTATATTGCATTTATAGATTACCTCAGGTTGTCCAGTATAGAGCAGGAGGGCCACCTAACCCATCGGCAGCCCACCCTGCGATCTATATCTCACCGTCAAGTAACAGTTGCATCATCTCTGAAAACCCTGATGAATACTGTATTCTACGACATATCTCTTGTCGTGCGTGGGGCTTCAGTTGCATAATCTTATTATACAATTGTTTAACTTGAACGACTGATAAACTAAATGTCTTATTGTCGTCTGTCTTTACTTCAGACAATTCTATCGGATTATCTTCAGAATCTAATATCTCTGCGAACTGTACTAGAATCTGTTGTTGTCGATAGTCTTTCTCGTACTCTGGCAGTTTCTCTCTCGCATAGCCGTCTGTATCAAATGTAACCATAGTGTGTGTTCTCATACATTCATCTCCTGTTTCAATAAGTCCATGTCCTGTTGCAATTGATCTATCATGTCTGATAGTTTGTCGAACTGCAAGTTTTGTTTCATAGTGTCTAGATCGTCATACATACGATCAATCTTATCTAACATCTGTTTCTGTTGTTCTAATATCATCTTCTCCATATTCTCTACTCTCCATTTATTGAGTTTCTGTTGTTCTAATAACTTGTTCTGCATACTCTCCATTTGTTCATATGGTCGAACTAACTTTCCTAATGATTCATTTACTTTACTCATTGTACTATTCCTCTCTTGATATATACTAAATTCTCTACGAAAACTGTATGCCAGTCTTCTCCCTTGTTTCTGTGATATACGAACTCACCATCAAGTAAGTTGTCTTTTGCATACATCACAGCTTTCTGGGCATCATCAAACTCTACCCACTCTTTGTTATCATCATATACTTTATATTTCATTTATCACTCCTAACACAAGAATTATACACACTTTTTTGTTCTTTGTCAAGTAAATCTAGAAATATTTTACTCGCTTGATTAAACAAATCATCATGTGGTGATAATGCAAATTCTTCCATAAGTCTGTTTTGCAACTCATTTATGTCTGAACTTGTTTTGATAACACCGTCAATATCTGAAAATAAACTCATACTAACTCCTCACATAACATATCCCACATTCTTTGTTTAACTTTAGGAACAGCCTTGTTATTCCAATAGTCAATCATTTCTGGGGTAGGTCTTACACCTCTCGCATCTTTGTATAGATCACTATACAAGTCATCATCATAAGTATAACCCTTAAGTTTCTTAACTGTAGTTTCTGCACTACGAAAGAAATCATCTATCTGTCGTTGCATACCTTCTACTATCTCGTATTGTTGTTTCTTACTCATATTATGCAGCCTCCTTTCCATAAGCCCATTTGTATAACTCGTCAAATCCGATTCTTGCAACAATGTATGTTCTACCAGTCTTTTTGTTCACTAGTATGTCACCAACACTCATTGAGTATGCACCTTTAGGACCCTCGCCCATGTTTGACTTCTCATACGCCTCGTTGACACTCTTGCAATGCATCTCGCCTACAAATTTGTAGTTGTCTTTTCTGTATCTACCTGCGAAAGCTTCTTCAGCCTGTCTTAAATTATAGAATTTAGAATCTTTGCCATAGAACATTGCATCTCTACGAATTTTAGAACCGTCAAATGTTTGATATAATTGATAAGTTTTTAACATTTTGTTTTCCTGTGTTTTGTTAATCATTATAGCTAGTATAACAAATACACAGAAAAAAACAAGGGATATTTCCAAGAAAAAATCGTTTAGAATCAGGGAGTTACATGATTTCGCTGCAAGTCATTGATTTTACTGCGAAATTTCTTTAGAGTGTCTGATATTTGACAGCCGTGACCGATATATAGTAGACTTATCCTCACTACACAGAACACATTACCATATTTTATACGGCATTTTTTAATATTTAACGCATATCATACTATACTGATTATAACGCCATATATTCTACTATTTCTATCGCATTGCACGATATATTATACTGCATTATCCAATAAAGCCGAGAGTATCAAAATTAAAAGAGATAATCGTTCTTCTATTATTGGTTGTTACTTTAGGACATCTGTGTCGTAATTGACTTGGAAATACAACTATATCACCCTCTGATACTTCAATATCTTTGATCTTATCATTCACTAGTATTTGTGTATAAGTGTTATCTGATAATTCTAGATAGTAGATACCAGAGTAATCAGACATTCCATGATGATGAAACGCATGAAAATCATTGGTATGATACTGTTGAAACCATACTGATAGAAAGTAAGCTTTTTCAAATTGTAGAGTATTGATTATTTCTTGTAGTGTATTTTGAGTGTTTAATGTGAATATTTTTACCCATTCTCTTTGTGTTTCTCTGATGTGATAGTCTGTTTTAGTAATAGATTCTTTATTATTGATGCGTTTTTCATAGGTTGTTTTTTCTATTTGTTTTAATAACAAGTCTTTGAATTGAGTGTGATTTACTGTGGGTTGTATGAGTATTGATTGTTCTATTGTTATTGTTCTCATACGAAGAATGATTCAAGTGTTGATTGAGTACCATAACTACGATCAATGTTCCACTTGACTTGATTGATGATAAACATCAAGGGTTCTATGAATGACTTTTCAAACATTGTATCATAGTCTATATACTGATTAATATTTAACTCTTTGGGTAATTTAGTCATAAACGATAATACATTAGAGCCTAGTCGATTGGGTTGTTTGAGTAACACATACTTAATCTTTTCACCTTCATTGATAACAGGATACTTATGAGTAAGTTTTCTGTCATTCAGTAGATAATTATAGAGTATAACACCCTTAATGTGCATTGGTGAACCCTTTCGATAGATACTAGATGAGTCGGACCATTTGTCAATACCATTCACACTACGGGGAAATGCAATCTCTTTCGGTTCTAATTGAAAGAATTCATCTCGAAATTGTTGTATAAATGTATTGAGTTCTTTCTCATTCGATTGCATAATGATCTTTAGAGCCTGTTTAATCTTCTCTCTACAGGGTGCAGGTGTTGATGATTTTACTGCTTCTATGCCCATAATTTTTAGTTGGGGTTCTTTATATCGTACACCTTCTACATCATACGCATTAAGAATGTATCGTTTCTTTGCAGTCCAGATACCCTTGTCTGCAATCACTTCTCGTTTCATCTGCATCTTTTGTGCATATGCATTGACATTCAATGCAAGTGTTTGATAACATTCTTCAATAAACGGTTCAATTTTATCTTTAGAAATAGTGTCCAAGAAATTGATGATTCTTGTTCTATCTTCTTTTTGTACTCCAGATCCCTTATCATACAATTTGCATATAAGTTTGTCAAAAGTGATATATACGCTATCTGTATCTGACGCAATGACATAATCTTCTCCTGTTGTCTTTAATATCTTATTTAGATATTCATTGAGTTTGTTCTCTATATGTCGAATAGACAATTGACCAGATGTAGTGATGCCCTCTGCAATCAGTAGCTCATAATAACGAAACCATTGATTACCGATTGCACCGTAAGCTGAGTTGAGTGAGATTTTTCTCGCCATCTGTATATTGTTGTATCTCGAAATCAGATTCAAATACTGTTTGTCTTTTGTTTTCTCGTAATCTTTCTTCGCATCTAACATCTTTTTCTTGTAAATTGTTCGATCATTATACATCTCTTGCATCATCTTTGGTAGAAAACCTTGCGTTTGTTTTGAAAACAATGCACCATTGGGTGTTGCTGTTACATTCTGTTCTTTCAATAATGATTGATTATAGTCTTGTTTTAAGAACAAGTCTACACATTTCTCTTTGTCGATGGTTAGTGTTTCTGCACACAATGTTTCTGGTGATATATTATACTGCATAATCAAATGTGGATATAGACTGTTTAAGTCAAATGATACAACCCAGTTATGCAATCCTGTTTGTGGTTCTTTGACATATGCACCAACATATTTTTCTGATTTCTGTCGTTGATTTTTTAACTGTGGTATCATAATCTTTTGTTTGTATAGATGATTAAAGATTAGAATATCCCAATACTTGACTGATGTATACGCATCTGTGAGATTGACTTTCGCTTCGTAAGCCATAGTCAGTAGTAAATCAACAAGTTTCATTTTCTCGTCAAGTCTGTCAACTAACTCTACATCTTTGATGTTGTAATCTAGAAATGATTGATAGTCTTTTGTGTACCAGTCTTTGAATGTATCATACGGATTCTCGTCTTTTCGTTCACCAAGTTCTACAAATGCAATGTTGTCAAGACGATACGATTCTTGATTAGTGTATGTAAATTTCTTATAGAGTTGTAGATAATCTAGATTTTCAACACCAAGAATGTCGTAGAGTAATTCATTACCATATTGTGTACGCACTTCTCTCGAATTCACAATACCCCATGGCGACAATTTTTTCATCATATCGACATCATGTACTGTCTTGATACGATTGCAC